GACTCACCACGGTGCGTCGTGCCATCAAGGATGCGCTGCTGCTCTGGGTGCCGGACAGCGAGAGCAGTCCGGTTGAGCTGGCACGTGGCGGTGGATCCCTGTGGCATTTCGATGACCGGATTGTCCTGTGGCGAGACCGCTTCAGCACTGCCTACCTTGAGTACCTGACCGAACCTGCCCCGTGAGGTGAACCATGAAAGTAACCCGTAGCCAACCGAAGCCGATTGCCACCAGCGGCGGATCCTTCAAGGTCCGAGACGATGCGTTGGTGCAGATCTCTGGCGGCACCCGGGACCATCCCGACGGGAATGCACCGCGCGCCGCGGAGCCGGCATCGCGCCGTGCGCTCCCGGACGACACGAAACCGGCCGGGAAATCCAGCTCGGAAAAGGACAGCGCCGACAAGGCGTAACTCGAACTCAACCCAGCGCTAAGAGGTACACCTCATGCCGGAACGAATCACCTGGGACAAGAAGGTCCTCGTCGCCAAGATCGAGTCCGTGTACGCCACGGACTCCACGCCGGTACCGGCCACCAACGCCATCCAGACCTCCGAGGGGTCGGTAACCCCGATCCAGGCCGAGGAAGTGGAAGTCGACGTCGACAATGGCTATCTCGGCAACAACGAGAAGTATCTCGTCGGGATGCACTCGCTGGTCGAGTTCAAGGTGCCGATCGCCGGCGCCGGCGCCGCGGGCGACGTGCCTGGCTATGGCGTTCTGCACCGCATGTGTGGCCTGGCCGAGGTCATCGACGCCGGCGTGGACGTGCGGTACAACCGGGTCGTGACCGGATGGGAGTCGGGCACCATCAAGTTCTATCACGACGGTATCCAGTACGCCTTGCTCGGTGCACGAGGGAACCTGAGCTGGGAGCTCGCCCCGAACAATGTCATGTACTGGACGTACCGGTTCCTCGGCCTGTTCGTGGACCCGACGGCCGTCGCCTTCCCGACGCCGACGCTGAGCGGGTTCAAGAAGCCTGTGGTGGTCAGCAACGCGAACACCACCTTCGACATCTTCGGGTTCTCTGACGGCGTCCTGCGCGGCTGGACTTTCGACATGGGCAATGATGTCCAGCATGAGGACCTGCCGGGCAACAATTCCGTCGATATCGTCAATGGCAAGCCGCAGAGCCAGATCACCTTCGACGAGCCGCCGCTCGCGACCCACAACTTCTATGCGGACGTGAAGAATCGCACCCAGGGTGCGTACAACTTCCAGCATGGGACCACGGCCGGAAACATCTTCGAGTTCCAGTCCCCCGCGGTCGAGCTCGGCGTCCCCTCGAAGGTCAATTCGAACGGGAAGTCGTCGTTGCAGATGGGTATGAGCCACCTGGCCACGAGCCCGGGCAATGACTTCCTGATCATCATCCGCTAGCGCTGCGGATCCCAACCAGCCGCAAGGAGAAATCTACGTGTTCACGCTCGATGAGAACGAAGAGAAAACCCACGAGTTCTGGTGGACGGTCACCATCAAGAAGCCCGTGGACGGCCGTTACCGCAGCCACCAGTTCCAGGTGCGCTTCAAGTCCCTGCCGCAGGACCGCCTGGACCAGATTCTCGAAGGCGCTGCCGAAGCCGTCGAGGGGGACGAGGATGGCGAAGTCGAAGACCGCATCGACAATGCCTTGTTGCACGAGGTGATCTGCGGCTGGAAGGACGTCTACATCATGGAGGGCGACGAGCGAAAAGAAGCCCCGTTCAACACGGCCACCCTGGACCGCTTCTTGAACGTCACCTACTGGCGCAGCGGTGTCGTCCTCGAGTACCTGAAGATCATCGGCGGAAACGCCGACCCGAAGAAGCGCCGCCGGGGAAACTGATCGAGGCCGGCCGGTTCTGGGCAAGCCAACTGAAGCAGGCCAGCCAACCAGTCGATGTGGACGACGGCGTTCAGGAGTTTCTGGACGCCGGGGTCGAGCCCGCACAGATCGACGGCTGGCGTGCGGAGATGGAAGGCGGTGATGACGACATGCCGACATTCGCGGTCTTCCCCTGCAATTGGGACGCAGTGATGGTGTTCAGACGGACGGCCTATTTCGGTTTCTGGCATCGGGTCGGCCCGGACGCTGTTCCCGTCAACCTCAACGACGACACGGTACTCAACATCATGCGCATGATGGGTCGCGAGAATGACCTCGACCTGTTCGACCAGGTCATGACGATCGGTGGCGCTGCCGCGGCGGCGCTGCGGTAGCTGCCGAAGCGGGTACAGACCATGACTGATCGGATCACTCTCGGTGTTACCCTGCGCGCCGACGGCAAGGGCCTGGTCGGCGAGGTGCGTCTGGCGCAGCGGGAGCTGGACAAGCTCGCGCAAGCGACACGCAAGACGGGCAACGCCGCACGGACGGCCGGCGGAGAAGTCGACAAGCTGGCCAACCGAAAGCGTCGCGCCGCGACCGAGACGCAACGTCTTCGAACACGGATCCTTGGGCTGAACGGGTCACTCAGCGCGCTTCGCTCGATACTCCCGACCATTGGTCTTGGGATCTTCATCAACGACACGATCCGCGCTGGCCAGGAAATGGAGAAGTTCCGGGCGTTGCTGTCCCCGGACCAGTTCGCCTTTGTGGACCAGCAGGCGGAACGGTTGGGCCGCAGTCTGCGCAGCCTCGGGAATGACTACGCCAAGCTCACCGCCGCCGCGGCCGGCACGCGCCTTGAGGGAGCGCAGACCGACGAGATCTTCCTGGCCATCAACGAATCCATGACCGCGCTTCGCCGGTCGGGAGCCGATGTCACCGGCGCCTTGCGGGCGATCGAGCAGATGATCTCCAAGGGCAACGTGCAGGCAGAGGAGCTCCGGGGTCAGCTCGGCGAGCGTCTGCCTGGCGCGTTTCACATGGCCGCCCAGGCGATGGGGGTGACCACCAGCCAGCTCAACAAGATGCTCGAGCGCGGAGAAGTGCTGGCGGAGGACCTGCTGCCGAGGCTCGCGCGCGTCTTGCGGGAGAAGTACGCCGGCGAGCTGGAAGCGGCGATGACGAGTTCCGTGGCCGAGATGGAGCGGCTACAGACCACCTTTTTCAAGATCCAGGCAACCATCGCAGAATCGGGGTTTCTTGACGGTGTCGCCGATTCGGTTCGATCCCTGAACGAAGCATTGAAGTCGCCAGGCGCCCAGAAGGCCGCGGAACAGCTCGGGGCCGCCCTCGGCGAGATTGCCAGGAACCTCGACCTGATCGCGGTGGCGTTGGGCGGCGGCGTCCTCTTCAAGCTCGGCAGCCTGCTGGTCGGTCAAGTCGGGAAGGCCCGCCAGGCGGCCGCGGCCTTCGGTCTCGTGCGCGGTGCACTCGCGCTGGTCGGCGGTCCGGTCGGCGTGGCGACCTTGGCAGCGGGCGCGATCTACGCATTGTACCGGGCGTACCAGGATATCGAAGCGCCGACCGATCGGCTGGCGGAGCTGCAGGGGGAACTCAACCAAGCCCTTCGACAGACGCCGGAGGCGGCCAAGCAGGCGGCGAAGAACATCCAGCAGGCGACCTTCGACGAGCTGGTGTCGGTCGATGTCGCCATCGCGGAGGCAAAGAAGAAGCTCGACAATGTCCGCCAGCATGTGAGCAAGTCGTTCATTGATGCCGAAGAACAGCGAATCCAGAAGATGATGGATCACGCCGAGGAACTGCGTAGGCAGGTCATTGCAGCGAAAAACGATGTTGAGCTGTACACGCAGGCGGCGGAGGCCGGTGTGACGTTTGGCCCCGGTAGCCCGGCCCTCTCCCGGGGCGCGCTCGGTCGTTCGAAGCGAGAGGCGGCCGAGGCTGTCGCCCAGGTCGACGCCTTCATCGGGCGCTTGCGCGAGGAGGCCGACGTTGCCGGCATGGCTGCCCGCGAGCTCGCCGGCTACAACGCGGTCAAGAAGGCGATCAGCGACAACGCGGTATCGGCGGACGATGCCTCGGGCATCGCGCGGATCCGCGCGGAGGCTCTGGCGCTGTACGACAAGGCCAAGGCATTGAAAGACGCCCGCGAAGCGGCCGAAGAGGAGGCCGAGTTCCAGCGCGAGGCCGCACAGGCGGCACTCGACCGGCAGGCGGCCGAAGAAGCCGCCCTGGCGGAGACAAACCGGTTGTACGAAGAGGCGCAGGCGGCGAAACGAAAGGCACTGACGGAGTCCGCCAAGGAGATTTCCGAATCGCTGGAATCGGAGACGGAGACCGTGCGCCGGGAGTACGAAGAGCGCCTCGCCGTCATCGAACAGGCGCAGCGCAACGGCATCAAGATGATCGGTGGTTACGACCAGGCCCGGGAGCGCCTGGCAAAGCAGACGGCGGAACGGATCACCGAGATCGAGCGCGCGGAGTGGGAGAAGCGCCACAAGCTGCTCAACGGGTTCATGAACGAGGCGGCAAGCGGCCTGGCTCGGTACGTGACCGATATTGCCTATGGGGAGCGGGAAGCTCGCAAGGTCGCGAAGTCCCAACTCAACGAGCGACTGCGGGACCTGGAAGAATCTCTCGCCGATGGCGATATCGCGGTGGAGGAGGCCAATGAGCGCCGCAAGGAACTCTACGAGGACTACTACGACCGGTTGCACGAGATCGACAAGGAGGCCGGCCAACGTCTGAAAGACACGCTGGTGTCGGCGTTCGTCTCCGCCATCGAAGAGATGCTCAAGGAGTGGATCAAGCGCGGGATGTCGCGCCTGGCGATCGAGATCGCTGGTGGCAATAGTAGCGGTAGCGAAAGCACGGCCGGCTCCGTTGTAAATGCCGGTATCAAGGCCGCGATTGAAAAGTGGGGCGGTGGAACGAGCGGCGGCACCAACGGCAGCGGCATGGGCACCGTGGCCGCCATCGGCAAGAAGGTAGCATCGTGGTTCGGCTGGGGTGGTGGCTCGACCACCAGCGCCGTGCCTGGTGCAGTGGGTTCGGTGAAAGGCCCGGCGGTGTTGAACTACGGCGCGGGCGCGTACAGCAGTTCGGCGCTTGGGGGGCAGAGCGCGGCGGCCATCGGCAACGGCTACGGTGGCGGCGCCGTCGGTGGAAACGCGGCGGCCAGTGGCGCGGGCGCAGGTTGGGGTGCTGCCGCCGGCGCCGCGTTCATCGCGGCAATCGGTGTCTACGGTTTCGGCAAGCAAGCCCGCAAGCAGCGCCAACGCGTCGAGCGCCAGGCCGAGTTCTTCGGCCAGGTCGGTACCGGCACCAGCGAGCAGCTCGGCGAGGGCGCCTGGGACTTCCGCGGTAACCTGAACGACGCCGAGGCGTTCTTCAGCACCACCCGTGCCGGCTGGCAGTCGACGGCGAAGGCGCTCCTGGAGGCGAACGCCGCCTCGAAGGTATGGGGCGCCAGCCTCGACGAGAACGGCCGGGGGCTGGTGAAGATCCGCGGAGACGTGGACCAGGTGAAAACCGCCCTCACCAACGCGACGGCCACCGGCTATCACTTCTCCGGTTCGCTGACCAACGCCATCGAAAAGGGCAACAGTCTCAGGGTCTCGATCCTCGGCGACGCCGATGCCATCAAGCAGGCCCTGAACGCCGCGACGGCCTCGGGGATCGGCGGGTTCGTGGGATTGCAGGAGACGGCCACCGGGGTGTCGGCGACGCTCACCGGCGACATCCAGCGCTGGGACCAGTTCCTGCAGAGCTTCGTCAACGGCGCGGTGCGCTCGGCGATCAGCGGTGTGGGTGCCTTGAGTCGCGAGGCAAGCAACGCGACCAGCGAGTTCCTGAGCCTGGCCAGTGCCGCCTCGCGGGTGCGGGTCGGATCCTCGATCGGCGGCGGCCGAGCCGGCCAGGTCGATGGCTCCCACCGGGATGGGTTGCCGGTGGTGCCTTTCGACGGATACATCGCCCGGTTGCATCGTGGTGAAGGCGTATTGGATGCGGTGGAGAACTTCGAGTACCGGCGCCTGAAGTCCGCATTGAACCGCCAAGGAGCGGCGGGCTCGCCTGTGCCGACAACGGCACCCTCGTCCGGCGGAGACCCTGGTTTGCTGGCCGGCCTCGGTGAGCCCGATTCGAACGTGATCCTGCTCGACGTTCGCGACCATGTTGCCAGGCTCGCGGATGCGTTCGAAGACTCCGTGCGTGATCGCCGTGCGAGCGGCGGAGGTCGCTGATGGCCGTTGACTTCGCCGCCTGGTTGGCCAACCCGGACAACAACGCCCACCGAAACCTCCTGGTGGACGTGTCTCCGTACTCCGGAGGCGTGGTGGTCACTCGATACCTGAGCACGCAGCGTTGCCCGAAGGCCGGTCCGTACCGTCCGGTCCTCACCGGATCGCCGGTGATTCAGCAGGAAATCCAGCAACCCTGGGGAGGTGCGGCATTCGCGACCATCGGCGATCTTGAGATCATCAACGCCGACGGGATGTTCGATGCATGGATTTTCGACAGTTGGGTTGAACGGGCGCTCGTGATTCGCTTCGGCGATCGACGCTGGGAGAAGGGCGACTACGAGGTGATCTACACCGGGACCACACGCCGGATCAGCGCGACCCGTCCCAACACGCTCACCCTGGAGCTTGCCGACCTGCACGAGAAGTTCGACAAGCCGATCCAGCTCAACACCGTGGATGACGGCACCAACGGCGAAGTCGAGATCCCGCTGTGCTACGGCTACTGCTACCAGGCACGGCCGATCCTGATCGATGAGCCGAATGACAAGTACCAGGTGCACGACGGCGCGGTCGAGGATGTCATGGATGGAGGCGCGATCTACATTGACGGAGACCAGAATGCGCTCAGCTACACGAAGGACAACGTGAATGGCGTGATCGACCTGTCTGCCGATCCTGGTGGTGTGCTGACCCTGATCACGAAAGGCGCGAAAGTCGGCGGGACCTGGCTCACCAAGCCCGGCGAGATTCTGCGCCACATCGCTGCGAGCAAGGGCGAGGTCAGCGATCCGGCCGGTATCGACACAGCGGCGTTCTCGGCATTCGACGTCGACAAGCCGGTCATCGGCTTGTACGTCGACAACCCGCGGCGCCTGCGTGAGGTGTTTGATGACATCGTTCGGTCGTTCAGCGCCTGGTACAACACGACCGCGGCCGGGCTCTTGACCATCGGCATGCTGGCCGCGCCGACGACCGGCGCCAGCACCCTTGATCTGCGCATGGGGCGTCACGAGATTCTCGAGCCGATCCTGGTCTACCCGCAGGAACAGCCGCCTCGCTACAAGACGCGACTTGGCTATGCGAAGGCATGGACCATCAACACGTCGACGAACCCGTACATCAACCCGCCACACCGGGAGTGGTTTCGGCGGGGCTTCAAGATTGCCGAGTACGAGGATCCGGATGCCGCGGCCATCCAGGCGAGGCATCTTGAAGCCACCGTCCCGGAGGTCGAAGAGACCCTCATCGCCTACCAGACCGACGCGGAGGAGTGGGCGGAGTACGACCAGGCTCTTCACGGCACCCAGCGATACTATTGCGAGGTGGTCGCCTCCCTGGCCGCCTACCCGGTCGTGATCGGCGATGTGATCACGATCTACGATGACAAGTTCGGTCGCTTCGGATTCAGGGACGGCCGACCGATCACGGTGGTGGGGTTGCAGAAGAAGCCGCTGGCCGGGCGCGTCAAGATCAAAGGGTGGTTCTGAGTGTCGGCGAACCTCAAGCTCATTCCGTTCAACCTGCTCGATCCGGTCACCGTGACGGTGACGAGCGCGCATGCGGACTACCCTGTCGCCGAGCTCGCCTACAGCCTGCCATCGTTCACTTGGCGCAGCACCAGTGCCGCGGTTCAGGTGTGTACCGCGGATCTCGGCGAAGACCGATGGATTGATGCCTTTTGTGCCGTCAACCACAACTTCTCCCCGGCCGGGGAGATTCATCTCGAAGTCGCCACCGATGCCGGCTACTCCAACCTGGTCGTGGATGAGACCTTCGCGGCATCGCTGCCGTTGTACGGCCTCGGCGATGGCTACCTTGGGTTGTCCGGGCTCGGCGGATACGACGATGCGCTCTTCCACCAGACGCTACGACCCTACTTTTTCGAGGGTGGTGCCGGTCGCTACGTGCGCATCACGATCACCGATACCGGGAACCCGGACGGCTATGTCGAGGCGGGCCGCCTGATCGTTGGCGCCGCCTGGTCGCCGCAGAAGAACCACGATTGGGGCATCGGCAAGTTCGTCAACCCCGGAACACGCCTCCTGGAGCGAACGCCGGCCGGCGGTGGCCTGGGCGCTCCTGGTGAGCCCTACACGACCGTGCGGTCT